AGAAAGGCTAGGCAAACAAAAAAAGAGATAGGGAAAATCCTATCTCCTAAATGCTTTTGTAGAAGTCCTCAATGTCATCCAGTTTCTTAGAACCTTTTTCATCCATCAATTCTAGGAAGTAGTTGATGTCCATATTATCTATATCGTTTAATTTCCAGTTTGCTTCCATCATCAGATCACGATATATTTGTTTTAAGTTGTTGTAATATTCTTCAAATGTTATTTCGCTATTTACTTCTGATTCTTTACTTGCTTTGGGGCTTCTCCGCCCATTACTTGGGTAATGATTTCGTTTAATACTTCGCCAATTTTACTTGCTTCAATTCCTTCCAGGATACTATCAAAAGTTACTCTTTCATCACGGAATAAAGAAGCAACAAGAGCAACCAGTTTATCTAATTGTTCTAGTTCGTTCATTTCCCCTTTTTCCACTTTCATGCCAAATTCAATAACTTTACGCAATTGTTTTGCGCTCACAAAAGTTTCGGTATAGGTTTCAATTTCACCTGTTTGTGGGTTTCTTAATTCAATCTTTAACATATTTTATCGATTCTCCTTTTAAATTAATTTTTAGATTTTTTAATATTTTTCTATCTATTAATTAAGCTAGGCACTAAAGTAGCACCTAGCCAAATGAGTTTATTCTCCTGTTGGTTCTGTGTAACCTTTAAAGATAAATTGTTTAAATGATTCAGGTGTAAAACCTTGCTGAGAAGTACGCCCTTTTGCATAAACAAAAGTATCGGAACGTGCAATGAACTCCCCAGAAATACTATCTGTGTTCAATTCCACACCTTTATCTTCCGCTGTTTTAAGGTCTAATTCCGGATAGCCAAATTTACCTTTAGTCAATCCAATATAAATGTCGTCACCGTTTGCACCACTAGTTTTTAAAATTACTGCAACATAAGGCGGTTGAGTTTTAGAACCAATTTTAGCAATTCCGTTCTCAACTAATACACCAGTAATTTCATTTAGAACATCTTCTGGAATATCTGCAATATCTAAATCTAATTTAGGGCTAGACACACCTTGTGCCGAAACATAGAAAGGAATGTTGGAAGCATATACAGTGTTCATTGTTGCACCAAGACCACTTATTTTAGCTTCAATCGTACCACCTTTTTGTGCGTCAATGGTATAAACTTGTGTAGTATTTTCATTTTCGTCCATGATACCAAACATGACTGATTCAAATCCCAAAGTTGCCATAGTTCACATGTCTCCTTTTTTATTTTTTTGCATTAAAAAACACCTTCATAGGTGTTTAATTAAATTCAATCTGTTGAGTTGTTCGATAACGCCTATATAATCTAGGTGTATTGTTAAAATCTGGGTCTTTATCAATGCCACCCATATATTGTGCCCATCCATCTTGCGCCATTAGCTTGTCTAATGCTGTTTGAATAGGCTCTAATGATTTAATGCTATTGCCCCAAACATCAACTTGAATACTAATAACCATAGAAAAGGGCATGTTTGAAGCAAAGCCATCTTGGTAATCCATTATTTCGTTTATACGAACCAAAGGAAGTTTTTCAAGTTTTTGATAATCCTCAGGAACATCAATCATAAAAATCATATTTGGATTTATAAGGCTTGTGATATTTTCATCATTCATTAAAATGTCATAAACTACTTTTACAGGTAAATTCACAAGCCCAACCCCCTTTTAAATTCTTCTGCCATGATATTTATTACTTCATTTCTCATTTCTTCCTCTGTCCTCTGTATAAATCCTTGAGGTTTCTGTTTTATCGTTCCCATCTCAACAAAATGAGCACGCCAGAAAGTATCTTTTCCATAACCAACAAAAATTTCACCGTTTTGATCAACACCGGAAATGGCAATGTCACCTTTCATATGTTTTTCAACATCACTTTCATTTTCAATCGGTGTATTTTCTTCCAATCTTTGTGCTACTGATTGTGCTGCCTTCTTAAGACCTGCATTTCGGACCTTCTTTTCTTGTGCAACCATTCTTTTAAGTGCTTGATCAATGCTTGATGTATCAATTTCTACGCTCATTATGACACCGCCTTTGCGATAACCCTTGCAATTCCTTCACTTGGCCGAGGATCGATAGCTTCGATAGAATATTTAGTGTCTTCAAATAGTATTTTCATTGTGTTATCTATTTTCTTTCTAAGTTGCTGAGGGATATTAAAATAAACGGTATTTTCATATATTGTCCCAATTGACGATATTTTGTCAGCGATGCCCTGAGAATAAAACTCGGACCAACAAGAAAACACAACCATATCCTGCTGTACTACGTCCCCATATTCATCTTTTGCATTTGTCGTTTTAACAAAAGAAATACGTTTATTTAATCGATTAACCAGTTGTTTGGGCATCAGGATCACCCTCTGCTTTTAGCTTCAAAATGGCATCTTGGATGCCAAAAGTAAGTGGTCTTGACAGTATATCATTAGAATCATCGGTACCTGTTCGATTTGCGTACCAATGAGAAACAAGCATTAAAATAGCGCGGTCATATACTAATGACTCGCGCTCTTTAATACCTGATTTTAATAATTCTTCTTTCGCACCGTCTATCAGCATAGCAATTAGGGAATCCTCATCATTCCAATCGATTTTTAGCCATTGTTTAGCTAAATCTAAAGTAACTGCCATCATCCACCACTCGCAGTCGTAGTTAATTCTATTGTAGACTTAGGCGATTCAACGCCAGCGATTACGGCTGTTACAGCGTAGCTATAGGTCGTTCCACCTGTTAATCCTGTGTCATGATAAGTCGTTTCTGTGACACCACTAGCTATCACTGTATCGTTTCTATAGACATTATACGTAGCCCCATCTACGGCATCCCACGACAGATCAGCCGTTGTCACTGTCGTAGACCCCTGTAGATTTTGGGGCGCATTAGGGAGTAGTCGTCACTCTCGCAATACGGAATGCAGATTTTAACTTGATTTGATGGTCGAACCAAGCTGTGACAACGAATTGTTCAATACCAGTCTTGATATCTTTTTGTTTTTCGTACAGTGCAGCTAAATCGTAGTTAAAATGGGAATATGCAAAATCACCAATAATTGGGTAAACCGCACTGTCGCAGAAGATGACAGGCTTTCCTAAAATTTGTTCAGGCTGTGCTGTGAATAGCGTAGCATTGTCGTTTGCGAGAGTTTCAAGAATATCGGAATAATCTTGATAACGCATAACGATTTTTGCATTTTGGCGATAATCTTCATGAAGGTCTGCAATTGCTGCCTTAATTGCATTATAAAGCGTATCTTTTGTAATTTCTGTGATACCAACACTATAGAATGACATATGTTCTTCACCAGTTTTAGGCGTTGTAGCAAAAGCAACTTTCTTTTCTTTTGCTGCCACACCAGATTGAAGAGCATTTTCAACATATGATACAAGATTTGCGTCGGATCCATTTAATACCGTTTCCGAAATTCCTGCAAAAACTTTAAATTTGTTACGGCCAAATGTGACAACATCACCAGTCGCTGCAAGTTCTTTTGCCGTCTCAGTATCTTGAATAAAATCATCGTCATCAAGCGAGAAACTAAGCTTTGGAATCTCTAAATTTGTAATTTGTGTGACTGTAGAGATTTCACGTAAAGGATTTTTTACCATTGGTTCAACTAAAATACTAGTTGAAACTGTTTTTGGTAAGAACTTATCACCGCCAGTAGTGCTGTTATCTCCTAACGCTTGACGAACTTCAGTCGATACGGGTTTTCCATTCATGGTAGCACGAATCAATTCTGCTTTTGCTTTAATGATTTTTTGTTTAGGATCAGAAATTGTTTTAAGGTCATTTTTAGCTTCAAATTTCGCTTTTTGTTCTGCTTCAAGAGCGTCATGTTGCTCTTTAATCACGTCAAATCGCATTTTTAAATCGGCTTTTGATTGTTGTAATGCTTGAATTTCTTCCATTGTTGCATTGGGATCCACTGCTTTTTGAGCAAGTTCACTCTCCACTTTTTGCAGTTGTTGGCCAATAGTAGCCAAATTTTGTTTTAGTTCATACAATGTTTTCATTTAATCAAACCTCCTAAAATGGTGTCTAAATAAGCTAAATTAGCTTTTGCTTCCTCTGCAATTTGCTTTCTTTTCGCCATTTCTTCGTCAAAAACAGCATTTTTGGACGGTTTTTCTACCATATTTAATAGATTTTTTGGTACATTTTTGTATTTTTGAAGTATTTCAGAATTGATAGATGCAGCCATTTGGTTTGCTTCCTCTACCACATCACACAATCCGTATTCATAAGCTTCATCAGCTGATAACCAAGTTTCAGCGTCTAACATCTCTTGCAATTTTTCATCGGTCAACTTGTCCCCCGCTTTTTGCAAGTAGGATTGCTTACTGGAATTGCCTATACGATCCAAATCATCAGCTATCTTTCGGAACTCTGCAGCGTTTCCGTATGCTAAAGTCCACGGATTGTGAATCATCATCATAGCATTTTTAGGCATATAAACGGTGTCTCCAGCCATAGCAATAACTGAAGCAATGCTGGCCGCTAATCCATCAACATATACATTGATGTTTGCTTTATGACGTTTTAGCATGTTATGAATGGCGATTCCTTCAAAAACGCTTCCGCCAGGTGAATTGATGTGTAAGTTAATCGTTGAAATATCCCCTAGCGCATCTAAATCCTGTTTAAAACTTGAGGCAGATGTATCCGTCTCGTCCCACTGATAACTCACAATATCGCCATATATAAAAACATCTGCCGCATTAGAATCAGTGGTAGACATTTTCATCTCCCAAAAATTCTTTTTCTTATGCTGTTCTCCCACCATCCTCACCTACCTTCAAGGCACAATAAAAAAGCCCTCAATTTCGAGCGCTTTGGGTATTGTTTGTATTAGAAATTCCCTTACGTTGTGCAGGATCCATGTCGATCGGATATAAATCACCACTGATATATAATTCAGATGCATTTCCACCAAATGGCGGTAAGTCTTCCCATTGCCGGACTTCATCAGGCTTATAAATTCCGGACCTAATCCCTTTGAAATAGGCATCCATTTGCGTAGCAGTATCACCACGCATAAGTGCTTTTACATTGAATTTAAAATAAAATCCAGCCTTTCTTTCTGCTGACGTAAGCAATTTTCTATTAAATTCTTGTTCATATTGCCTTACAATCGGCAAAAGTGTAAGCTGGACAAACTCTCTCATCATTTGTTCCATCGATGAGAAACTTTGTCCATCTGTATCATTTAGCATATGAGCAGGAATATTAAATACATTCGCTACACGAGTGCGAGTGATCCTTTCAGATGTAAAAATGTCTGCTGCAATGAATTTTCGTTGAATTTCTTCAATCTCTACACCAGGTTCCTGGAAAAGAATCCCACCGTTATCCTGGTAAAACCGTTTGAAATCATCTATAACTTTTTGCTTCATGTCATCATCAACGTTGGCATTGTATTTAATAATGAAAGAATTTGGTGCACTCTGCATTTCTTTTAGGCTAAATTCACGAACAGCTTTATCAAAGTCATTCGTATTGGTAAGCACTTTAATTGGACTGATACCTTTTACATTACCAGCCCCTACAATATGCTTCACATGCAGAATATCAAGGTTATAAAAATAGTAGGTCCCATTATTTCCGATCACTTGATACCACAAATCTCCATTATCCGTATCCCAAACAGGTTCAACATAATCAGGATTTAATGGAGTAAGTCGCGAAACTTGACCTCGTATATCCCTTTCAATGAGGGCGTACGAATTGCCTTTTTCGTTTCTCCAAGTTTCCATGTTTCTAATAAATTCAAAAGATGTCATATTCGGATTCGGGTTATTAATTAACACATCAGACGCCTGATTTACCTTAATATCATAGTTTTGATACAACTTTAAAGGCAATACAGCCATGCTATTCGAAATCTTTGATATGGCGCTAAAAATGGTCTCATTAGTAGCGAGGGTTGAGTTATCAACTCCCCAAAAGGTGCGACCCATCCAATTTACAAAATCAAAACCTTGTCCTTTCCACCCTGCAATGGCCATTTTTACGCTATTTTTTAGTCTATTCCACCATCTCAAGTTCTCACCTCCCTACTTTAACAGATCTTTTATAGAAATAACCTTGACATTTCCGTTTCCAGTCGGTTTAACCATCTTCTTCATAACTTCCGTATGAGCGTTTAAAAAAGCCGCGAACCCGTCAATTTTACGGTAGCGACTTTGTTTTGTTGGCAACCAGTTTCCGTTTCGATCTTCAACCAATTTGACGTTATTTAGGTACCATTGGAACAATTTATTTTGATTGAAGATCACTTTTCCATCTAAAAATAGCTCTTTCACGTCTTTTAAAGCAGGGCTTAATGTAATATAGCCTTGTCTTACAGCTAAAGTCTTGAATCCTTTTCCTTCAAGATCGTTTACCAACCTGAACGCATTTGCGGGGTCATATGTGATCAACTCAATCTTAAATTTTTTCGATTGTTGAATGAACCAATCCTCGACATCTTCATATTCTACATAATCTTTTTCACAAATAGTCAAAAGACCGTCTTTTTCTAATGCTTCATAGGGGATTTTTTCATTATTCATCAGGACTTTTTTTCGGGGAACCCACGAATGACTCAGAACAAATACCTCTCCAGACGCTAAAGGAAATTCCAAACAAGCACTCGTAAAGTCTTCCGTCTGTGACAAGTCGAATCCGCCGATACAGAATAAACCTCGTAGACTATCAAGGTCCATTACCTTATTGTTTCTTTTGATTACTTCAAAATCTAAAAAGGATTGTTCGTCAGATTTAACAAAGATGTTAAATCGTTTTGTAATAAAGTCGTTTCGCTCAGCAGGTGTTCGCTTAGCTTTGTTCCAATCCTCGATCATATCGGTTAACTTGATGGAAACACCAAGGTTTGGATTCGCTTTAATCCACATTTCCGGCTGATCAAATTCTTTTTGATCATCTAACTCAGCCAGATAATAAAAAGTCCGTTCATCTTCGATCACACCGTCAAGCACATCAGCGCCTTGCTCATAATAATTGACTAACGGACCATCTAGCTGATAGCCGGCTGTCGTGATGTAAATAAGTAACGGCTGTTCACGGGCACCGCGAGAGTTTTTAATGACGTTTATCAGCTTGTAATCCTTATATTCGTGGATTTCATCAAAAACACCGATGTGTGTGTTCAAACCATCCAGCTTTTCTGAATCAGAAGCCTGGGGCTCGATTTTCGAGAAAGTCTCATCATAATGAATCGCATCCCTTAATGGTCTGAAATGTTTTCTTAACTTTGGTGAAGCCTTGATCATTGCTTTTGCTTCGTCAAACAAAAGTCTTGCTTGCTTCATTGAGTTAGCAAGCAAAGGGATATCCGCCCCATTTTCTCCGTCTTTACTAACTCCATAGAGAGATAAACCGGAAATAAGGGTTGTTTTTCCGTTTTTTCGACCAACAAAAATAAGGCCCTCTTTAAAGCGCCTTAGTTTTGTCTCTTTATGAACCCAACCAAAAAGGCTGCCAATTACAAAATGCTGCCACGGTTGAAGGATAAGCTGTTTGAAATTTCCTTTAGATGGTTTACAGAATTTTTCTATGAAACGGATCGGCCTATGGCCTAAATCTTCATCAAAAATATACGGAAAATCGTTTGTTCCTTGCCTTTTTAGATCATTTAAATGCCTTTTACAAGCCTGGATAACCTTTTTGCTTGCAATTATCTTTCCTGATACAACCTGTTCAGCATACCAATTAGTTAATAGTTTAGGAGAAGGTCTATCAAGAATATTAAGAACACTAGAAATCTTTGAAGTCGTCGTCATCTTCATTCACAACCTTCTTACGCTGAGCAGGTGTCAAACCTAAAGATTTTAGCAAGTTATTTAAGGTCTGAACCGTCTTTGTAAGCTCGATTGAAAGGGGGTTTTTGACTAGATTAGTCGCCCCTGCTTTATTCGTGTATTCATACATTAAATCCGTTTTCTTAAGTTCATTTTTTAACCTTCTGTAAAACTGATGTGTCTCTACATAAAGTTTTATCAGTTCTTCATCTGACTCTTGGTAGTCGTCACCTAAATATTCACGAATTTTTTGTGCAGTTGGTACAGCCATGTCTTACCCCCCTTTCATGAAAAATTTATCCGCTTGGAAAACGAAGGGCCGCGCCGTTTTTTCAGCCCCCGTCCTATCAACTTTTTGGGTAGGGGGGCTATGCTCAAAAGATATCAGGATTTTTTTGCGCTTTATAAACGAACACTTTCGATAGCTTCTTATCGCTCTTCTTCCCACCACTTTTTTCAGGATGAAGCTTGTTATGACATTCTGGGCAAACGGTAACGAGATTGTTCATGTCCAACCCCTTACTTGGATCATCACGATAATGGACAATGTGATGAACGATATTAGCAGGTGTGAGTCTTTGCTCTTTCAAACACTCTTGACATAGATAACCATCTCGTTTTAATACAAGCTCCCTACATCTTTTCCATGCCTTGCTGTTGTAAAAAGCCATCGCCTGTTTGCCTTCTTCTGTTACTTGATAGAGCCAGTTCTTACTCATGTTCTTCTATCACCTTTTTTTATCCTCTTCATTCACCTTCCAACCATCCCCATAAACACACCGAAGGAACGGGCACACAGTCTTGTTGCCCGGTCTCTTGTCGGCCCATATACACTTCTCACATTTCATGCCCGTTCACATCCTTTATGCAAAAGAAAAAGCACATCGAATGAGATGCTTTTATTCACCATCAGTTAATTTATTAATCATTGGCCCTAATACATCTTTCATATACAAGCTTTTGATTTTTTCAAACGCTTTTAACTTCTCGTGATTTTGACCGCCACTATCTCTGGCAAGTGTATAAATTCGTAATAATTTTTCCCTAACCTCTTCTTCTGACATTCCTTCTATAGCTTTTTGTATATCTCGATTTCTAGGCAACACATCATCTATAGACATTATTTCCACTCTCCCTTCGCCATCACACTTCGACAAAAGGAGACTATTTACCTACTACATTTGTTCGACAAATTATAACAAAAACGCCACCGCAAGGTGACGCTTTAAATATATTAGATGGTTACCAACCAGGAGGATATGCCTCGCCGAGTCCTCCTTTTCAGTTTACAACTACAACAAACACTATTACCAATTCACGACGTTTTCGGCAAGCTCGGCATTTCGGACATTTGCTCCACGATTGAATCTTTCAACCGTCTAATATGCCTTTCTGATAACCCCATGTGTCTTGCTATCCAAGAATATGATTTCCCATCCAGTAACCAATGCAGCACCTCAAATTCACGCTCGTCTTGAATTACATGAATGCGATCTTGAATCATTTTTACTTTCCGTTCATATTCCTCAATCTTTCTCCAACGTTTTTCACGTCTCAATAGTTCTCTATAAACAGGATCGCTTGTCGTCCCTTTCGGTTTTGGAAGAGCCGATTCATCCCCATATTGTGCTGTTATTCTTTCTTCGCCGCCTTCTTGCAAGGATTTTCTCATGATTTTGATAGAATTTATCATCCAGTGGTAATCCTTTAAAATTTGCTCAATCTCTTTTTTGTTCATACCAATCACCCTAAACTAATATTTTCGTCTGATTGCCCCTCTACGACGCTCATATACAGGTCGATTCATCCCCATAAGGTCTTCTATCTCACGTCTTGTAAAATGCTCTGATTTGCCCTTTCTCGCCTTCATATGGCGGTCTTTTTTTGACGCTTTACTCATGTTTTCAACTCCTTTTTACAAACAAAAAAGGACACCAAACGAACGCAATTTTGCGTTGGTTTAGTGCCCTCGGTTCTTCCGTAAGGACTTATAAATATGCTTTTATCTCCGGTAACATCCATTCTAGTTTTTCATAGTAATCGGGATAAAATTCTCTCAACCATAATATTCTACCGTATGCTGCCCCGTCTGTCGTCGCCCACCCAGTATTTCTGATCCAATCCCTTGTTTGAAATTTTTGATAATCATATAGTTTAGGATAAGGAAGATCATGAGAAACAATGTATGCCCATACATCTCTTGCTTTCCAGTCAGCTAAAGGTGCACATCTATAAAACCCTTGTTTATTTTCGAAAGTTACACCAAAAGTCGTAACCATCCATTTCCTTTGCTGAGACTCCTGTTTTCGGATTCCCCAAAAGATACCGTTAAATCCATGTTCTTTAGCCCATCTGTCGGATACATCTTTTTTCAATACTTTTAAGGCTTTATTTTGCATGCTTGTTGTCCGGTTAATGCCTGGAACGCCGAATTTTTCCCAAACTTCCTGAATGGGCCTTCGATCAGCAAAATAACTTTTACTGATATTCAATTTATACCGTTCTTGCAAAAGTTCAATAGTTTCATAAATGTCCGGAAGTTTATAATCGCTATCCATAAAGTATACAGGGATAGAATCCGTTACTTGATGAATCAAATCTAACATGACGATTGAGTCTTTTCCAAAACTAACCGATGCCGACCATTTCACACCGTCTATTCTCAACGCTTCTCGAATAATTGAAAGGCTTTTTTGGACTTTTCTTTTAAAGGCCGGCAACATTGAATGGAGTAAATACATTTCTTTTTCAGATTCATTCATTTTTCTTCTACACCATCCGCTAATATTTTTACAACGCCCATACCCATTGGTCTCTTATGTCCTATACCTGAAAATTCAGCGAAACGCATTAAAACGTTGAATTGGTGGATATAATCTTCATCTCCAAAAGCTTTTAAACCCACTTTCCCATAAAAGGCGGTAAAAGGATGATATTCCCCTATTCGATGTTTTGTCGTGTGTATGTTTGCGAACTTCACTATTGTACGATTTTTTGATCTTCCTCCAGGAAACGGAATAGGTATATTTAATTTTTCTGGATAAAGCTGATTCCATCTTTCTTTTAAACTTGTTAATATTCTTTCTGGTATTGGCAAAGGAACATCGAAGCCTTGAGTTCTAAAAGTTGTATTGTGAAACTGCAGTAGTACAGAAACATTTTTATATTCTGTATTTAATAGTTCAACATGAGACTTTTCATCGATTATTTCAATCCCTTTAAGCTCTTTAAAAATGGGTTCTATTTCTAAACCTATAACATTTACGATATCCGGCAATTCTAAACTGAAAGGGTTATAGTCGAAGTTATCGTGAATCATTTTTGATAAAACTGGTGATGTTTTATGAATAATTGCTAATACTGCGTTATACATTTCCTTTCCATCTTGGAATTGAATAGGTAATCTCACTTTAAGCAAGTTTTTCCCTCCTCACATTTGGTATGAGACACGGCATACGATCAACATGTAAATGATACGGAGGTTTCAATCTCATTTTTTTAATTTGATATGTCTGACCGTCAGTTGGTAACTCTCCTGTAAATGGTTTCGTTCTCATAATTCCATACGGACCGATGTCTGTATAGTCGTCTTCAATTTCCTCGATCTCCCATTTTTTTACATATCCATATCCTTGAGATCCTTTTTTTCCAATATTGGTCACTAAATTTAGATATTTTTGCATTTTGATCGGATCCCCGACACAATAAAATTCAATATCACTGATCACTCGTATAAGCTGCGGCATTCGATAGGCTTTAAACTCTCCTTTTCGCGAATCGATTTTTCCTCTTCTTCCCTTAAAATCCACAAATTGCTGAGCATCGAAATCATTGATTTTCTTATGCCAATGCTCCACGATTTCGTCATATTGGACATAAAAACCTAAAGAAGTTTTCCATCTACCATCCTTGTCTTTGGCTAATGGCAAGTCTGGTTCAATAAGATTATCAATTCTCAAATCACGGTTTTGTAAAATATCAGGATAATGGACCAGCATCCAGGCATAAGCCAGAATGCTGTCCAAGTTGAATAAACCGTCATTGGAATTGACACGCCCATCTAGCAAACATGCTGTTACTTTTAAATTCTTCATTTCACTTCACCTGCTAATAGTTTTGTAAATTCTTCTTTATTTTCAATCAGGTAAGTGTCATAAATTTCTTTCAAGTGATCATCGTATTGTTTTTTTGCCTCCTCCGCAGTTGTTCCTAATTGAATAAATTCTTGGCCAATTTTGGCAAATGGTTCCCGTCCTTCTTCCATAACGAGGTCCATATCCGCTTGGACTAAACCAAATCCTTTTCCACTCATTCCACCAAGATACGGTTGCTTTTGCCATTCATGCAGGCAGGAAACAAATGCTCCAAGCTCCAATTCCGTACAAATGATGTCCCAACGGTGCCATAGTTTTGTTCCTGCTGCCAAATATTCCACGCCGTACCGCATTTGCGTTGCCGGTCCATCTTTCTTTTTCTTCGATGTTGCCCCACCTTCAATTAGTTCCGTTTGTGATTGCAGCAAAAATTGATCCGTTAGGTTTACATTTTTTTCATCATCTTTACGAGAAAATTCAATCACATTCGTGAAGTGTCTCCAACTATAGTCGGACTTTTCAACATAACTCGGAATAATATCATTGGTTTCTTTGCAGATTGGATAGGCAAAAGTCTGTTTGAGCTTACCATCCAAAATTTGATTTCCGACACCACCGCCAAATAACGACACAAACGGTAATGCTTTCCGAATTATTCTTGCTTGGTCAATATCCAATGATTGGGCTCCACCGATACTTCCACCCGAAAACAAAAGATGGAATGCTTTTAGAGGAACTTGAATATTTAATTTATTAAGTAAGTATCTTGCTCCACAATCCCGCAACATGCCACGAATAGCGTTTCCTGTGTAGACAAACACTTCTTCCGGTTTCCCATCATTGACAACAGTGGTTGTATTTAAAAAACTTTGCGTTGATTCACTTTCTCCAATGTGGCTCAAAGGTTGCAAAAGCGTATAAATGGTTTCAATTCGATAATGTTTCATTTTAATTTTCCTCACTTTCAATGATTTCTTCTAGTTTCGATTCAATCGGCTTTTCTCTTTCCAGTCGGTCCCGTACTAGCATAATGACGCGGGTCGTTTCCTTATAAAGTTCATATAGGATGGCTTGATCCTTTCCGCTTTCAATGATCTCGGTTAAAAATTGCCGCTTCTCATTATCTCCACCGGAGACGATCAAGTTTCCTAATTCATCCTGGATGGCCGTCATTACTTTACTACCGCTATCACACCATTTAGGATTGATAGTTTCACACGCCATTTTGCGTTTAAATGTTTCTAAAAAAGATCCAATGCTAATTGCTCGTTTGGCACTGACTTTTGTGAATCGTTCGATTTGCCCCCACATGTCCGGTCCGTTTGGTCCTCTTTTCCGATTCCGGCTTCTGTAGACGGCATAGACAAGTAGTGCTGCTGCTCCTGCATGTTCATCTTTAGTTCTGAAACCATATAACATTGCAGTTTTTCCTCCTCTTCAACTTTTTGAGCTACAAACATAACGACGTCTAATAATGGTGAGCCGCGATATTTTTTTATTCGTTTCTCAAACGCTTCCCACGCTTCAATTCCAAAGTTTAAAATGCGTTTCTGATTGTATTCGCCGGTTGTGATTTCGGTTTTCGTAAATCCATATAGAAAGTGTTCGACCAATTCTAATAGTCTTGTAAAATCCTTTCTATCAATCAAAACAGGCATTTCTTCATACATCACCGTAAATATGTCTTTGGAATAGTTAACCTCTCCTTTGAAAGCAATATGCTTTTTCTTAGAAACAGCTAAATTGATGACAAATGGTGGATCGGGAGGATGAAGAAGAAACTCCCTCATTTCCACACGATTCGGTAAGTATAACCTATCCTTGTTAGCAACATTGGAAAAGGTCCGTATTCCGTAATGTTCTTTTGTTGTTAAGATGGTAAAACAGCATGCCGGACAGACATGAGTAGATGTTCGACATTTACCGATATTCCAATCTGTGAAAACATTGGAAAATATCTTTTTCAGTTTCATTCCATATGTTGTTTGTTCTCCGCATAAATAACAATAACCACGAAATTCCTCCATATCTTTATGAGTCATCGGATCAATAAAATTAATTTCTTTTTGAATCTCATTTCCCTTTCCGTCTTTTGTGTTATAAATCAATTTCTCTGTTTTTCTCCATGCTTGATAGATTAAATGTGTGGGCATTTTTGCACCTCTCTTTCAAGTGAATTTTCCGCTTTTTTCCGTCCCAATCTAGGTATCCTAGCCTTTTTAGGTTTCTCATATGGTAATGGACGCAACTAACTGGAATATCAAGTTTTCTCGAGATTTCTGAAAGAGTTGGTGATTTTCGATATTTCTTTTGATGCCATATAACGTATCGGAGTACCCGTAATCTTCTAGGAGTAAGATTCTGATTCCAATTCTTTGGTATACCGAATTTTTCAAGAATTTGATTCGCTCTCCATACGCTAGTCTCCAATCTTTCAGCCAATTCTTGTATACTCAAACCTTGGTCAATATACATTTTTTCGATATCATTTTTTGAAAATATACAATTACCAATTCTAACTTCTGTTAGTTCATTCAATTTCGTTAGACTACGGATAGCCTTCATGACATCATATCCTCACCCTCTCACTCTTTATAACATCCAAAACCTTCCCGTCTTTCCAAACAGCTGTATATTCTCCATAGCCCGTTTGAGGGGCCTCAATTTTCGTAATTTTGCCGTCCTTTACTACATACAATGAGTTATCCATAAGACTAATTTCAGCCGTCATTTTCTCTGTATTTACGTTCACCGGAATCCCTCCCGTGCTATAATAAAGTTAGCCCACATTGCCGGGAGAGATCTCGGCGTTTTTATTCAATCTCCTCTAAGCCATTAAAATCAGAAGTGATTATATTTCCTATTTTCGTTAGCTTGTCATTATCTTTAGCTATAACCCAAAATTTACCTTTTCCGTCGGTTAATTCATATCCTTTGGATACTTTTTTAACGAAAATCCCTTTTCTAATAGGATTACACTGACTGGCATACCCGTTGATTATTACATCTCCGAATTTAAACATCCCGTTCCCTCCATCACTTCGGTCAATTTTTCATATACAAAACTTCTCGTTCCAGATCCGCCTTCATCCATCCGTTCGATGCATTCTTTTATTGCGTTCTCATATCGTTCAATCTTGTCTAACATGTGCCGGCGATTGAAAATAGCACCGGTATTCTCATATTTCATTTCGTAATATTCCGCTTTCTCTGCTTGGAAAATGAGCCAAGACATATCATTGTAAATTGCATTGATATTAACTTCTCCGTCACCTTCGCTATCACCTAAATACAATAAACTATTGACTTTCTCTTTAATTTTTTCTAACCGCTCTTTATCTGTCATTTAGCTTCTCCCTCCAACGCCTCTTGCGCTTTATAAATTAATTCATTAGCTTCTAAATCACAAAAATAACTTTCTGTAAACAATTCGTGGCTAGCAATTTGTTTTAATACTTTCTCATACCGTTCAACCTTTTCAGCTTGTTCGATAAGCCAAATCATGTCATTGTAAATCGCGAGGATATTCACTTCTGCATAGCCCTCACTATCAGCCAACGATAACATTTCCTGCACTTTTCTTTCGATATGTTTCAATCGCTTTTTATCGTTAGGTACAATACTGGATGGAGCATTTTCTTTCACGAATTTATAAATATCCTCCAGTTCATCTTCATACATAAAAATCGAATTGTGTCCTACTCCATCCGCTTTCTGCTCAATTGTTACGATTTCGCCATCAAACTTCACTGATAATTCACTATTGCCATTGTTGTAAATCACTTTCTTTTCCATTCCGATCCCTCCCGAAAAAATCCAAGAAATGCCTCCGAATCTCCCAAGCTCGCTTTTCTCCGATGCCTGGGATTTCTTCAATGCTACCTAGCCACTTCATCACCCGCTCAATATCCGACTCCCTTTGCTGCTTGGCTCCAGCAGAGAATCCACGGTTCCAAGCTTCCATCATTTTTAGATTTAGAGGAGAAGATATTTTCTTCTCCCGTTTTAGTCTTGCTGCTTTTCCCATGGGATCACCCTCTCGCCACATATTAGGCATTCATTATGATCCGGTTGCATTACTGCTTCACCGGGAATATAATCCCAAACCTCGTTAATGATTGGATGTTTGCAATGGGGTTTAAATCGTTCAAATCTGCGGTTATGTTCTTCGATTTTGTATTTGCATTTAGCGCAGTAGGTATATTCATCAGCACCAACTATTTCACCAAAGTCCGTATAAACGATTCTTTCAATGTAATAAACATCACCTTTTTTGAAGTTACATCCGCAACTGAAGCATTTCCTCTTTAATTTTCTTGAAGCAACTTTGCGCTTCATTCACTCACCCTCTCACTTTCGGTATCACTTCTCCGCCCAACTTCCGGCAATCAAATCCAACACGGCTCGAACATCTTTTGTAATGAGAACAGAAAGTGCGGCAAGCATACTCTCTATCCTCTTTCACCATCCATTGCGGGCGCTGATCGATGATCAAGACGTTTTGCACTCTTAACTACCCACCTTCTTCGCCTGTTTTCTACGCTTTTTCAGTTCATCTAACGTTATCCATCCACCGTATTTCTTGACGTAAGTAACTAAGCTGAGACGGTGAGGATATTTCTTTTCAAACAGCTTTCTTTTTAGCCGGAATGCTTCTGTTTCGTATCCTTTTACGTCCACGACTTCGATAGAACCGTCCAAGTGATGAACCTCAAAATCTGCTATATATTCAATCTTCCGAAATGTTTTCCCATTCTTTTGGAACGCTTCTTGCAGTAAATAACGTGGTTGAAGCCGGAAGAATAAGATCTGATTATGCTCTTGCAACCATTTCAATTGCTCGTAGTAACGTGCTTCAATTTTGCTATCAAATACATGTCCATCGATTTCAACTTTTTTAGATTTATACTTTGTTGCACTACTCAAAACAATCGCCCTTCCTTCGTCCAGTTGTCATACATGCGTTGTAATTCCTCAATAGCCCACCCATCTATGATTCTCTTGATTCTTTTGCAATTTTTAAGAGAATGCCCATTAGCTAGCCCCCTTTTCCAATAGATTCAATCGAGCTTCTGCAGCTGCAATCCGTTCTCTAATCCGTTTGTGATACACCTGAAACTCTTTTTCCGACATCGGCCCGCAGTTCGGGCAAGTTTGGATCATATGCCCAAATCCTGTGTCCTCGATCACCCTGCGAGTGCCATTGCAAAGGTCACACATTTTCTTTCACCTTCTTTAAAAATTGTCGTTTCCGATAATCCATTCCATTCATGATGATTGGTTCAGAGTTCATCATCATTCGGGAGAAGATTCGCTGCATGTCTTTTGTTATTTCGAATTCAACAGACGCCAAATTCGTTGTAAAAACGCTATGTTTTCCAGCACGTTGATCAATAATCTCAAACAATTTTTGTACAGGCCATCCTGACGTTTCGCCTTCTGCGCCAATATCGTCAAACACCACCAAGTCTGCTTCTGCAATGGCATTGATGATTTTTTCTTCTCCAATCTCGCTGTTCTTGTTGTATGTACTACGGATTTTTGTAAGCAGCTTAGGAGTTGAAATAAAAATGGTTGTAAATCCTTTTTCTTGTAAGGCTTTTGCTATCGAAACGGACAAATGGCTTTTACCAGTTCCGAATGATCCTTGAAATAATAGGTTTTTAGGTTTATGAATATCGAATTCTATGACATATTTTTTTGCTTTCTCATAAGCTTCTCTGAATTCTCCCGGTATGAAATTTTCGAAGCTTGCTTCCCTCAACGACGGATTGATCAAACTGTTTTCGTCAAAGATGCGTTTCAGGCTGGCTTTTTTAGCTTCTTTAAGTTCACGTTTCACATCCGATATGAGTTCACAGTCACAGCCATGTTTTCTCCTGATCAATTTCCCTTTTTGAGGACCGAAAGGAATCGTTGCTTCCATCACCCAGACTTCCTTCCGACATCCCAAACAACAATATTTCGTCAGAATTTTAGAATCCATAGTCGTATTGAGAATGTTCTTCACCTGCTGCACGCTCTAATGCACCGCCTTTATTTTTCAATTTGATAAGCCCGCGCCGCGCCTCATGCTCTTTTGTGTTCCTCAGAATTCCCAATGTGTAAGTTTCTTTTTTATCATCGTGATGATCAATGTGTTTCCACAAAGCGTAATGTATCTGATTGATAGAATACTTTTGGATCTTCTCTATGAATTTCACTAAGATGTTGGCTGATATAGTGCATGTCTGCCTTGTAAGACGAATACAATCGAAATAGGCAACTAGAATTTTCTTTGATATTCCAACAGGTAAAGCGTTGGTTCGCAAAGCGAAATCAACAAAGATTTCAATATCTTCTGTAGAACTCAAATTTTTGTTTTTCACAGGAGCTTCGGCGATATATTCTTTTAATGTTTTATTGATGTTATTAATGCTGTTTATATATGCTGTTATAGTTTTGTAATCTTGTTTGTTAATTGGTTTGTTATCCTGTTTGTTAATCTCACTTTTCAAAGCTTCTTCACTCCTTGTGTCACAAGGGATTGCGGAATCTTCCTGTTTGTTATCTTGTTTGTTAATATGTTTGTTATCCTGTTTGTTAATTTTCTTGCTATAGCTACCTAAATTTTGGTATTCGTCATAATTTAAAACAGTGATTAAGAGCCCTTTATTTTGTTTGTTTTGCTTAAATGGTTCTGCCTGAATGTAATTTGAATCAGTTAATCTTTTAATTGCCCCCCTTATGACTCCATAGCTCCATCCAGTTTCTTCTGAAAGCTTTAGAATTGAAACAATTAGTTGTCCTCTCTCGCAATTATTACTAGGTTGATAATTGGCAAGCTCCATAAAATGTTGATAAAGCATTTTGTCGATCAGTTTTTTGAAGCGTAATCGGGGCAGAATTACAAACCCCGACGCTTGTATTTGTTTTTCCACCCCGACCACTCCCTTTTAACGATTACTCAAGAATGATGTCCTCCAACGATTCTTGTTTAGCCTCTTGTTTTTGTTGCTCTTGTTGTTTTTCTTGTTGCTGGTGTGACACAGCGTTAAACATGATCGTTATTGCCTTTTTGATGACCGGATCAGTTTTCTCACCATTTAATAACCAATTAAGATAACCTTTGTTCTCCAGGTAAATCTCTTTTAAAGTCTTGCCTTTGTATTTTCCGAATTTAACTTTGATTTGTGCTGCTTCTTCTGGTGTCATCGTTTCAATTTGCTCGGTTTGGAGATACTCTTGCATGTCTTCAATATCTTGGGTGAAGATTTCGGAAAGGCTTGCTAATGTCAATGTTGCGTCAATTTGAGCACGTTTTTTGGCCATCTTTAAGCAAGTATTAGCTAGTGTGTAAGGATCTTGATTGATATATTTCTTTTCTCTTGTATTGCAATGTCCAACACCTTCAGTGATTTTCATTCCGTTTTTGTAAATGATGCAGCGAACTGTGAAAGCGAAGAAGCCTTTGTCATAATCTTGGATGCGTTCCGTCACTTCATATTCACTTGTGACACCGAAAAGCATTTGAATCTTTTCGGCGCCAGGTTTTAAAAGAGTCGGCTTATGAGTACCAGGAATAACACCGTAATCATGATTGGCTTTCAGCGTATTTTGAACGACCATTTGAAATTGATTAATTTTCGCAAGCGTTGTCTGAACAGCGTTAATGTCCACACTATCAATAAGAGAAAGTGAATTTTGTTGTTGTTTAACGGCTAATTCTGCCATTTTACTCAACCTCCACACTGTATTTGATTTCTTCAGGTTTTATCGTTACGCCAGGAACAACCTGTCCATTTTCATCCACTGCCACTTGTTTTCCGCCTATTTCCACGATTTGAAGCGATTTTTTAAGATCGGCCCATTTAAGTGATGGCTTGATGTATTCTTCCATGTTGTTGTCTAGTACATGTTTCAGGATTTCTTTTTCATTCGTTTTATCCGGCTGCGCTTTTGATTTCCTGGCTTTTGATTTACCATATGGAGTAGAAAGAGTCTTAGCTTTTGGATCTTCTTGCAAAACCTTTGCGTGGTACTGATTAATCAGTGACTCGAAAAATTCCACTTCAGCTTGAATGGTTTTCTTTTGCTCCGCTTCCCAAAAGTCGATCCGTTCACGTTCTTTTTTGGCAAGTTCAGTAATTTCGGCTTCTTTAGCTTTAAACGCTGCTAATTTACGAAAAGCCCAATTCAAACTATCTAAACCGGTAATTTCAAAGTGTTTCTTTTCTTCCACTTGTTCTTTTTCTTGCTCCCAATCATTTAACTCATTAGCTTGCAGTAGATTCATAATGTAGATCCTCCTTCACTCGTTTAAGACTCAAATCTTCATCTGCCGTTAAATAAGCGTCCACTAACTCATCAAAGAATCTGCTTCCACTGAATTGTGGAGCGATCTTTTCTAACACACTGTAAATTGGATTAAGTTCCGCATTTTTCGGACTAAAAACAGTTTTTCCGTTCGCTTCAAACCACATTAGTTTGACCACCTCTTGATTCAGTTTTCGAAGTACGGTACACTGAAAGGGAATCTCATATTCCCGATCCTAATTTCGCCCGTGTTGCCGCACGGGCTTTTATTCTGCCGTCGTAAACCTCATTCCGTAAACTCTTTCCAAATATTTTTCGAGATTGTCCAACAACACGACTTCTCCCATTTCTTCGTCAATCACGATGTCATCACCGGAAAGGATTTCTTTACCAAAATAATCGAACCCGTTATGTTCCGGCTGATTCGTTAGGTTATGAATCCCTTCAGGATAGCCTGTCCGAATTGTGCGAGTGATATCTGGGTGTTCAAGCATGTTCATTCCTCCTTTTCAAGGTCAGTAACGATTTTTTCAACGACTTTCAGGGCTTCGGGATAATGATTTTCAATAACCCCGTAAATCCGATAAAGCACTCTCATCGAAAAGTTGATCTGCCGTCAATTCCTCACCTCCCGGATCGTATAGATCCACTCATCAAGTTCCAATCCATCTAAGATCTCCTCAACTGAGTCAGCAATGTAAGTGATCTGCGGGAATCCTAGACCCCGAATAACGCCTGTGAAACGGTATTTAGAACCTCCGTTTATAACGGCGATGTTCGGTTTCGTAGGATCGGAAACAATCCATTCAACTTGTTGCATATATTTCACCGCCTTGCCATGTTTTTTTGATGGTTGATACCATCGACATGACCAGGAATGCGGAGGGGAGAAAATGTAAGGGGGTGGTAACATTCCTGATCATGTCGACAGGCATCAGCCTGTCTTGAAAAAAATTCGTGTTTGAGGCATAATGTATTTAACGTTGATTCTGATTGGGCAGTGAGCTTTAGCTTGCTGCTTATTTTTTTGCCTCGACATTCGCTAAGCACCAGTAGTATCCTGCGGCAAAAGCTATGATAATAAATCCGATTGTTAGCATGTTCATCACCTCAAATAATTCGAACTATCTGTTCGGCATTGATCCCACGCCTTTTCAACTCCACAACAAACTCTTTCATCCGATCGTATTGCTCTTTTTTGGCTTTCAGTCTTTTCAATTCATTTAGGGATCTATTGAAATCTTCCATTCGCTTTTCCGCCAATTCCAAGTTTCCAAAAGCCATTTCGATCTCCGCCTTGTAAAGGCAAGACCAGCAACATTTATAATGTTTGATTGCATTCGCAAGATCTTTTTCAAGAAAATCTGAATTTTTCATTTCACGTACCCCCTTGATTTCAATTTCATCCGATGTTTGCTCCACATCTTAATCCAGGAAAATCCGTAATCCTTACAGATTACTGCGACATATTGAGTAAGAGCGACGATTGCATCGATCGCTTGTAAAATGGCTTCTTCTAGGTGTTGTTTATCAAAATCCTTAATAGATCGAGGTTGATTAGCCACACAAACACTTTCAATTGCTTCAATCGCTTCTGTAAGTTCTTCACGGGTTTTTAACGTGACACTTGATCGATGAAGATCAACAATATCGCCGTCTAATTTCACCGGCCCCCAACCTGTATACTCGGCAGCCGATTCTATCGCCACCCAAGGATCATTGTGTTGTTCAGCGAAATATTTTGCGACATTTGGCTGAACTCTATATCTACCATTCTCCTGTTGAGAAATTGCTTCCCTGGATTCAAACAAATCCATCGACAATTGCAATTGAGTTTTTCCTATTTGTTTTCTTGCTTCTCTAGCAGCTGTTGCTGCTCTACCAGTTTCCAAACCCCAAGACCTCCTATCTACCATCATTTTTGGAAGGAAATGCTAGTATATTAATAGAAAAAGCAATCAACACTAAATAAGAATCAAAAATGTTAGGTTTTTATCAGTTTTGGACGTGATAAAAACGCAATCTCTATCTTCGTCGATATAAAACTCGAAATCTTTTTCGGTGACTATGATGCATGAATTTTTAAAGTGGATATTAAGTTCATATCCTTCTTCTTCATCGATGTAGTCTAAAATGATGAATTCTGGTTTTTCACGAATTGACAGTATTGGTGCATCCAAACCGTTGTATAATTCAACATTGAAAACTTTGTGTTCTGCTCTTTTTAAAAGGTCATAGGCAATTCTGATATATGGAAATTGAGCGACATTACTCATAAAGCAACAACACCAGGCTTACTATTGTTTAAAAATTTATTAACAAAATAGATTTGCCCCTTGCCTGTGACCCTTGGGGTTCTTGTGATTCTGATAGAACCATCAGGATCTGTAAGTGTTCGCTTATGAATTTCAAAAAGTCCAAGTTCCATACTTCTTTGTGTTGGTAAGTTGTAAGAATCGCCTTTTTGCTTGATCAAATATCCGTTTTTTCTTAACCATGCAAATAAGCGTTTTTCTCCGATATCTACACCTTTTTGTCTGAGGATTGTCGCTAATTCTCTAATAAGAATACTGTTTTCAGAAGCCTGTACTGACTCTGCAAAAATAACTTTCGGCTTTTGAATCTCAATCGTTTGTTCGGCTTTAATTCGTTTTTGCCGTTCTTCCTTAAGTTGAGTAGCAAGATTAATAATTGTATCTGGATTAAGAAGTACTTCTTCTATCTTTTCCGGCGTCATGTAGGCGCCATGTTTGCGGATGGTTGGGATAACTTCATGAGTGATCCAACGTTTGAATGCTTTTGCTTCTGGTTTATTGCTAGTTAGAATAAGTGAATAAAGACCAGATTCATTAACGACGGTGGTTCTCTGATTTCTCCCTAAAGTATCGGCGAGGTAAACTTTACTTACCTCATCTTTATCAAGACGAGAAACAGCAACTTTATGATTAGAATGATTTAAAACATCGCAAACATCTTTGGCCACAAACCAAGGTTCACCGTCTTTGATGACAGTTCGTACTTGGTGATCTTGATATTGAAAAATTTGTTGCAATTGATTCACCTATATCACCTCTTTCAAAAACGTTGTGTTTTGTTCGATCCACTCGAATACAGCATCGCGTGGATATCTTGCTTTGATAGCCGACAATCTCGGAAAAGTAGGATTCGAAGTCACTTTTATGACAGTCGGCATGGCAATTTGAAGTATTTCGGCCAAGTGTTTGTTCGTTAAAACCGGAGGATACGAATAGCGTTTCATACCGTCCTCCACACCTTTCTCATAAGCTTGCCGAAACAATTCTTCCATGCGGGCTTTAAACAGGTTCGCTTCGAGTTCATCGAAAGTAATCATTGTTTTCGGCATGTGATTACCACCTTTCAATTGTTTTTCGCCTTCCCTCCAACAACCGCATACAGCGTCGAGTCGTCGCAGTGACCATCGCATGTATTCTGGCGCGGCTCCCCTTGCGGATCGTGGCGCACTCCCGCTCTTCGGCGCTCTATGCGGCTGTGGAGAGGAAAACTTTAGTTTTCCGGGGTTAACAAACTTCTTTAAGCTGTTTCTCCTTTGTGTATAGAACTACACGTCTCGGTTAAAAAAAATAGATCTTCAAATTTTTTGTTAGGAAAAGCTTTTAAAGCACCAACAATAAAGCTTTCACCTGGAGAACAATATTCGTTGTGGCTTTCAGGAAGCTTGGCTCTCCAAAGCCGACTTCTCGAAATACCCATTTGTTTTGCTAGTTCTGTGTCACTCCAATTCTTTTCTTTTTGAAGTTCTTCGAGAACGTCTACACGAAGTTTAATTTTCAATGTTTTCACCTCTCATTCGTTGTTTCGTCCTCTACACAAATTAGTATAAAACAATTGTGTAGTTAACGCAACAATTTTTTGTAAAAATTTTTAGTGTAGTACACATTTTTTGATGTTTCGTGTATGAAACAGTTTGATAAAATGAAACTAATAAAACATTTCAGGTGATTAGTTATGAACCTTAAAGAATTCGGGTTGTATTTTGCGGAATTGCGAGAAAAAAGTGGATATGAAAGTCAAAGACAACTTTCTTTAGCTTCAGGTGTGAGCAACGGCACCATTGCTAGAATTGAAGGAGGTACACAAAAAGCTACACCTGCCACCTTAAAAAAGCTTGCCCCTTATTTAAAAGGTGTAACATACGAAGATTTAATGAAGGCCGCTGGATATATAGAAAATAGCGATTCAGAATCTGATGATCTGCCTCCATTAACAGAAAAAGAAGAGCGTGATATTGCACGCGATTTAGAAAAGATGCTAAGTGATTTAGAAAGTAAGGAAGCACTTTCTTTCCATGGGGAACCAATGGATGAAGAAACAAAAGAAGCATTACGATTGTCCTTAGAAAGTTCACTGCGATTCGCAAAGCAAATCGCAAAACAAAAATTTACTCCTAAAAAATATAGAAAAGAGAAATAAAAATAGGGAGTAGAAAGAAAATGAAAATAGGGAATATCAAAGGGATTATTAAAGAACTCACTCAAAAATATCAAACGAATGATCCGTTTGAGATAGCTAAAGCGAAAAACATTTATTTACGCTTTCATGATTTAGTTAATACCTATGGTTTTTACTGCACATATAAACGTGTGCGAATGATCCATATTAATAATAGATTGGATGAGCATTTGCAACGATTTGTTTGTGCCCATGAATTAGGTCACGCCGTTCTCCATCCAAATGCAAACACACCTTTTTTAAGAAAAAACACTTTCTTTTCTGTGGACAAAATCGAAGTTGAGGCAAATTATTTTGCCGTCCATTTACTTTTATCAAATGAAGATTTGAAAAACTACGAAACTAAATTTCAGGTTCTGCAGAATTATGGTATCCCGTATGAAATGGAAAGGTTTATTTGAAATTTTTTGTTTCCTTAATAGGTAAATAGTAATAAAAAAGGAGAGAAAAAAATGAGTGATTTTTTTGTAACAATAGGTAGTTGGTTAGGGGCGATTTCATTTTTTGCGACAGTAATACTTGGTATTGTTCTTATCGCTGGAAAGCTCTTGAAAAAACAATTTCAAAAACCCAAAAAAGCTTTTTTTATTTCTCTAGCTGGATTAGGCCTTTCCGTTCTATTAGTTTTCATTAGTTTTCTTGTTTACGATAACAATGAAAGCGATTCAGGATCTTATAAGCAAGGAAAAGATCCGATTCTTGATGTCAAAACAAAAAGTAATGCATCTATTACCGCAAATGATCTAAAAAAAGTAAAATTAGGAGATTCTTATAAGCATGTCAAGAAAACACTTGGTAATCCCAAAAAAGTAGATAAACAAGGATATATGTGGGAATATGGAGGGAAAAATGCTTTATCACCTGACTCGTACGCTGTTATTAAATTCGATGAAGGTAATTATGTTGAATCAATTGAACAATCAGGAATTATAGAAAAAGATACTACTAGAATCGACAAAGATGGAGTAAATAACTTTGACCATCCTGAAAAATCTACTGGTATTTATAAATCTGATGGTAAAGATAATGATATTAAAACGACCAATAAAGATTATGCTGATTATGTTCGGTTCGATATTGAAGATGCCATAGGAGATAAAGTGGATTGGAACGGTAAAAAGAAAAACACCGTTCGAGAAGTCGAAGTGAACGACAATATGGGAAAGCAAGATGGTAGTAAGTTGATTCTTGTTCGTTTGAATGCTCCAGTGGAAATGACTAATAAATTCACCAAAGAAAAAGTGAACGAACAAACATTGGAGATTGCTA